AAGAACTTATGAATAAATGGAATCACTAAGGAGGAGTCATGCCACTAGACTATGGAAAATCTAAAAAAGCTTTTGAAAAAAATATTAAAACAGAACTACAGGCAGGAAAACCAATAAAGCAGGCATTAGCTATTGCTTACTCTATAAAGAAAGGAAAGAAAAAATGAACTTAAATAATATTGCAGGTATCGTTATTGATCGTGTGTTTAATCAAGGCAAAAAAAAATCAATTGAAGCAACTGGTATATTGGTATTAATACTAAGTCATTGGTTACCAGAAGAAATAGCGAAAAACATTATAACTGGTCTTGGTGGTTTGTGGGCTGCTTACAAGCTATATGATAAAGACTAAAATAGACGACTTAGAATACTATGATTTAAGAAATATTAAAATTTGCTATGTAAGCCCATTAAATGGCAGCTATGACTTCTACGCAAAGTCGGAAGATATATTAGACGAAGCAATAATAGAATTTGAAAATGGTAATCTAATTAGTTTAGATATGATATTCTTAAATGTGAACTAATGGAAAACATAACAAAAAATTTTATACTGCCCGAATTCATTTCTAAAGAGACATGGGATAAATATGGCCATAGAGCACTATGGCAAATAGATAGCCGTATAATAGAAACATGTCAAAAGCTAAGAGATAACTTAGGTATTCCGCTTACAATAAACAACTGGTACTTCGGTGGGGATAGGCATGAGTCAGGATTACGTGTTGAGGGGATGAAAAACTATAGCCCTACAAGTCAACATGCTTCAGGTCGAGCTGTTGATATTATTAGTAAAGATATGTCGGCTGAGGAGATGAGGCAGCATATATTCGACAATAAGTATGAGTATCCCTACATAAAAGCAATTGAGCGTAATGTTTCGTGGTTACACATAGATTGCAGACATACAAATAGCAATAACTTTATGCTTTTTGACCCAAAATAAATTTGTAAATAATATTTTATTAGAATATATTTAAAGAGGAATTAGCGGCCCAGTGATAGTGATTGCGATTTAATTTGACTGGGCCTTAAGAATTGTTGTTAACACTTAAATAACATTTACATGCCAAGTTTTAACGTCAATTTACTGCATATTATTATAGATGCAAATTGCTTCTATTACAAAATATATATAATGTTTTTTATTTTTTACAATACTATAACGATTTAGTTTTAATTTTTTTGCCGCCACAGAACCCAAAAAAAAAACAATTCAGAACATGTATATGTTATAGAAAAAAATTGTGGCGGCTATTCTTTAATTATAGCTAACTTATTGTAATTTTAAATTTTACCAAATTGTAACACCAGTTATAATGTAAATTCCTTCGTAAAATAGGGTTAGTAAATACATTTAATGCTAACCCATTTTTATAATTGTAGTTTAACTAATTTACTTTTATAATTATGTTTAAAGCATATTTGAGGGCAATGTTTTTTCCTGTTTCATTTATATCATTGCCCTTTACTTTGTTAGTTTTATAATTTATTATTTTAATAATGATAAAACCCATTAGCCATCACATCATCTGATATCACACGTTGTGAATAGTAGGATAGATGTCTTAAGTAGATCATTTTTCCTACTGGCTTATCAAGTCAGCAAACTAATCAAAGCCAGTAGGAGTTTCAAAAAAATAATTAAACAATTAATCAATATAAATTATTTGGCTACATATATATTTGGTTTATTCCATGGAATGATGTCTATTTCGCAAAACTCTTCTTCTAGTTTATTTTCTAAATCTATTTTTAATTTTGCATATTTATCAAAAGAGCAAATTATGTTGTAAGTTCCTGTAAGATACATTTTTTCATTATTAATTTCATATGTATAGCTATCATCGTACATGTCACAAAATGGGCCTGTACAAAATTTTTGAACTTTTACATCAATATAATACTCTGGAATACAATTTTCAAAAGTTTGTAATTCTGTACATTTTATTTTTGATGTAACAACAAACATAATTTGATAATGCATTTCATCGCTTTTATATGCGTTTTTTACTAAGTTGTTAAAATCTTTTAATGTTAATGCTTTTTGGTGATGCGTGTAAAATTCAGTCATTTGTTACACATGTTACCATTCACCAAACCATTCACCAACGCTATGGTGAACGTTCTCATAAATTATAACTTTTGAGAAACAACAGAGTAAATTCATATATATTTTTTTTATGCGTAAATATTATTCTCATAAGCCATTATCATAAGTATATTATCATAAGCCATAAAAAAGCATTACTTATAAGAATAAAAGTTACAAAAAACAAAAAAAGGCTTATCATAAAGGTAAGGAGTGATTGCATATGATAAAAATAATTTCTAACCTTGTTCCTGGTAAGGATACTGATTACCTCGAACATAAAGAATTTGAAAATGAAATAAACAGGTACATTTACGAAAACCCTGGTTATGAATTAAGCGATATAAAAATAATAGGGGAGGAGCTAGTAGCTATTTTAGTTAAAGAAAAAAAACAATACCATGTTGGGAACGTCAAGCAGCCGCAAGCTAGATATAATCATGTAAATGAATTAATTAACAAAATGGAATCTTTTATTTTAGATTTAAAGGATAGTTTATGATTATAGGTTATGCCAGAGTGTCTACTACTGGACAAAGTTTAGACGGACAAAAAGAAGATTTATTAAAAAACGGGGCTCAATATATTTACCAGGAAAAAAAGTCAGGTAAAAATTTATCACGAGAAGCATTGCAGGACTGTTTAGAAAACTTGCGTGAACACGATACATTGATGGTAACAAAGCTAGATCGGCTAGGGCGAAATACAAAAGATGCGCTGAATATATTAGATTACTTAAAACAAAATAAAGTTAATCTAAAAATTTTAGATACAGGCATTGATACAAATACGCCAATGGGAAAATTTTTTTATCAATTGCAGGCTATGTTTTCAGAGCTTGAACGTAATTATATTTTAGAAAGAACCGCAAAAGGACGAGAAAAGGCAAAGCGTGAAGGCAAATTAACAGGTCGACCACTCAAAATAAGTAACGAAAGAGTAAGGCTAGTCATGCAAGATATTGAAAGCGGTATTGATATACGTGAGGCGTGTTCTTTTAGAGGCGTGTCAGTACCTACATTTTATAGACGTATGAAAAAGTTATAATTATTTTTTCTTATATCGATCAACAATATTTTGACCAATTTGTTTTAGTCGTCTAACGTCAGACATGTTTTTAGGCATCGGTGCATCCCATCGTTTAAATTGCATTGCACTAGGCGTTGGACGGCCTTGCTTATCTTTTAAAGCGGGCATACTTGAAAGGATTTGGGTGGCCTTTCTGAGTAGGAACTTACCTCTGGTAAATTTTCGTTGTGGACTAGCTTTAGAAACATCCCTAACAGGCCGAGCAACATTACCGCCGGAACGATTATATTCAGCCATTTTTTTATTTGTACTTCTGTTATAGCGTTCATATTTTTCTTTAGCACTTAACATTAACCAATACCAGTTATATATGAAGGTATGCCAGCAGTATCAATAGTCTGATATTCACTAGAAGGAGATTGAGGAACTACTGGCTGATTAAGTCCTAAAGATTCAGTTATAGTATTAATTGCAGATGCTTGTTGCTCTACAGGTAAAACAGATATTAATTCAACAATATCTTTTAAAGACATATTTACGTTTTTAATATAATTATTAAAATCAGGCTCAGGTATTGGTACCTGCATTGCTTCGTCTCTTTGTTCTTTTTGTTTATTTATAATTGCTCTGTAATTTGGATAATCTAATGTACGTAGTATTAGTTCTTTAACGTCAGGATCATTAATATCGCCAAAAATACCTTGATTGGCTAATTGTAATGTCGTGGCTGCTAATGCAGATTGTGACTGAGGTAGTGACGAACCAGCAGTTATTTCAACTTCGTATTCACCTAGTGTTAAGTCACTTTTAATTGTATCGATAGCTAACAACTCATTAGTCATCATATCTCTGTCATATATATTTATTTGCATTTGGCCCATCTCATCTGGCTGCATAGAAGCAAATTGACTACCACTTGCCATACGAATAATTCTAGGCTGGTTGTAATATAGCTGTATTAACGTAACTGCCTTGTTACTTATACCTGATAGAAATATTTTAAAGTTGCGTTGTATTTCTCTAATAGAAGACATTGGTGATTCAATAAGATCTCTAACCATTTGTCCACTATTAACACCAACTGGACGCTCACCAGAAAGCATAATTTCATTAATGCGAGCAATCTTGTATGCATCTTGTTTTAAGTCTTGTATGTGCTGTCTTATAATCTGTATGTCTTGTGTAAGTTTATTTGTTACAAGTATAGGTGGTGTACCAGCACTACCAGGAACAGAGTAAACAATATCAAAATTCTTTTCTAATGTATTACGAGGTATAGACTCCTCTTGTACTACTAAAAAAGATTTGTATTTCATTAATAATTCTTGCAACTTGTAATATGCATCAATAATCTTATCTTGCGTGCTACAAAGGTCCTCTACATCGCCAAATCCTACTAAGCTATCTGATTGCGTAGGGCTAAATGTTTCAAATGGAAATCCAAAAGGATAATCAATAGGTTTGTCATCTAAAATTTCTTTTTCAGAATATATAATTAATCGACCGTTAGGATACTTAAAACGCTCTTCTGTTTTCATTTGCTTTTCTTGTCCAGAATCTTTATCTAGTGGCACAAGAACAGTGTCGTCTTTAAGATAACACTCCCATAAAACAATATTTTCAGTTGTATTAGAGGGAACTAAAGACCCTTCATTCATATAGCCTTGAGCATTGTTTTTTGTGCTACCTTCTTCATTTTCCATACTAACAACTAAGTCAGTACGCTTTTCAGCAGCGTCAGTAATTTTTGTAGACTCTGAAGTTAATTTATCAATTTTTTTAAGTACATCAGGTCTATT